TGGTATTGCCGGCGGTCATGTTGAAGGAGTTGATGACTCCGGCCGGAGAATTGCCCATGTCGTCGAGGCCGACGAAATTGCGCCCCCGCATGTCCAGCAGCTTGAGTTGCTTGTTGGCGTTGAAATCCGCCAAGCCCGATACGCCCCGGCCGCCGGTCACCGGGCAAGCGACGTCTGCGCAGTTCTGCCACAGGTAGATGAAAAGGGCCTGCGTATCGGCGTTGGCCCGCTGGCTCGCCCCCGACGTGGCGCTGCCGATGGTCTGGCCGTTGAGCTTGACCCACCCGGTCACGAATTCCGACGTCGGGCGGAACTTGATGTCCCCCGTCGCCGCAATCGTGGTCGGGTCAACCGACCCGCCGCCGCCCCCGCCGGAACTGGGCCCGATCACCAGCATGTTCGGAATTTCGAACTGGACGACGCCGGCCGAATCAGTCAAGCGGACGTGTATCGCCCCGTTCGCCAGATAGAAATTCGGGATGCGGCCGTTGGCGTCGAGTGTCAACGGATTCGGATTGAGGAGCGTGAGGCCGGGGTCCTGGAAACTCTGCTGTGGAGTGGCGACCGTGCCGACCTGGAAAAAGTAGAGCAGGCCCCCACTTAACGGAGTCCCGCAGGCATTCGCGAAGGTCGCGCAATTGGTAAATGCGAATTGCTGCTGAAGGGCAATCGGGAGCGTGCCCTGGGCGGACGCGAGCGCGGGGGCAAAGAGGGCGAACAGCCCCGCTAGGAGTCGTTTCGTGGAACGCATCAACCGGATCTTTCAGTGGCTGTTTTTTCTCACCGCCATGTTCATGGCGGGGCTGCGCTCTTATGCGAGCGAGCGCGGCGAGCGCGTCGAAATCATCTGCGCCTGCCTGCTTGTCATTGGCTTCCTGGCGTGGGCGGCAACCGGCTACATCCTTGCCTGGAAAATCGCGATCGGGGACATCAGGTCCCGGTGGCGCGCTTCTCGTGCGCGGGATGTCATTGTGAGACAGGAACCCGGCTTTGAGACTTCGCGGGAAGCGGAAGTGCTGCCGGGCCGCTGCCTGTGCCAGTCAATGCCGGGCTTTGCCGGGCGATGCTCTCTTGGGGTATGCCGAGCGTGTTAGCCAAGTTGCGGGTCGCGATATTGAACGCCCCCAGCCGCGCGGCGGTGACGCCTTGAGAAAGCCCGGCACGCGCGCGCAGCCACCGCGCGATGGATGACGCCCCCGCCGGAGAGGCGAGCCAGTGCGAAAAGATGATGGCCGGCGTCGCCAGCGCGCCTGCAACCGCCGTCTCGCCCGACATCGTGCCGGCCGTCATGGTGGCGCCCAGAAGGATTGCATCGCGCGCGAGGTCGAACAGCATCAGGACGCCGGCCGTGTGCGAGGTGTTGGATTCCCGTAGCGCGCCCTTGATGTGCGCGCCCATGGCGACGATGTCCTCAATGTTCTGCAGGTGCTGCGGCGAAAACAGGATCTGTTTGGCGTTCCTGGAAATCTTGTCCCACTGCGTCACGAACTTGTTGAGGCTGAATTCCCCGGTGGCGGAATTGTGCCCGAGTTCATTGAGCAGCGATCCAGCGATCATGTGGAAATCATCGGGCGGCAGGCCGCTGCGGAGCTCCGCGAGCATCCGCAGGTTGCCGGTCTTTTCCTGGGCCGCCGTCACCAGACTGCCGACCAGCCGCTCGTCGGCGCGCACGTTGAGCACGCGCTGCAGCGTGCCGTTCTGTTCGATGAACGTCTTCGCGCTCATGTGGGCGAGGTCGAGCGCATCGGCGGCGCGGTCCGGGTGCACATGGGCGTGCTGCCTGATGATCCCCTTCATGTCTCCTGTCATGGCCGCATAGATGCGCCGCAGATCGGCCAGATCGAATCCGGGGTTGGGGTTCGTCTTCGCCCATTCGATGATCTGCGCAAAGTGATTGCGCGCCCGCTGAAGCTGGTTGAACGTCATCCCCTTGCGCAGGAGGCTGAGAACATCTTCAAGGCCCTTTTCAGGTTTGGCGATGCCGGCGCCCCGCCGCGCCTTCACGATAGCCTCAACCGCCGTCCTGGTGTTCGGCGTCGCACCGAATTTGTTGGTATCGGCGATGCGCCGCAGATCGGCATAGGCCTTGTCGATTTCGCGATTGTTCTTTTCGATGACGTTCTGGATGGCCGGGCGCAGCGTCGATCCGGCAAGCGCCCGGTCGGGCGGCGCGTGGCTTGCGCCTGACGCGATTCTCTCGATGCGACGGCCGGCGGCTGCCTGTACGGCATCGACCGCCGAACTGACGCGCGAGCCGAGTAATGGAACTGACCGGATTTTCGATGTGGTGGCGTTGATGGCCGCGTTGTCGGAGGCAAGCCCGCGCGGCAGCGGCGCGCCAAGCTGTTCTGCGGTTGCTGCCGCCCGTCCGCCGGGCGTGGTGGGAGCGCCCCGGGACGCCCGCGGCCCGAGAGTGCCGTGGAACGCAGCGCCGATGCCGGCGCCGAGTCCCGCGTTGGTCGCGGTATCCTTGGCGATGTCGCCTATGTCCTCGCCCTTGCTGATGGCGCTGCCGGCCCCATAGAGCGCCCCTCCGGCAGCGCCGGCGGCAGCGCCGCGGACGGCGCGCCCGGCGAGTGTGGCCCCTTGCGTCAGGGCGCCCCCGCCGGGAATGGGCGCCGCCAGGCCGCCGGCGGCCTCGCCGGCGAGGGTCGCGAAGGGGTGCTGCGCGCGGGCCTCCTCGAGCTGGCCCTGCGCTTCGTCCCGGGCCTTGCGATAGGCCTTGGTCGCCGGCCCTCCCTGCTCGCCCGCGACCAGGCTGGAGAGGCCCGACGGATTGATCCCCCGCAGCGGGTCGATGACGTTCTCTTCAAGCAGGTTCCAGGCGCCCTTGAGGGGCCGCAAGGCGGCCGAGCCGCTCGCCCGGCCGGCGATGGTGTCAGGCTGAGGCGTCCCGGAAGCTGCCGCCACGCCCTCCAGCGATGGGCCGGCGCCGAACGACACGCCGGCGCCGATGCCCTGCCCGAAGGCCTCGCCGCCTGATACGTCGCGGTGCAGCGTCTTGGCCGCGGCTTCCGTCTCTTCGCTATGGTCCGCCCGGGTCGCGCCCCAGGCGCCGTCGACGTCCGCCGTGGCGTTTGGCTGGGGCGCCGCCGGTTCCGGCGCGGGCTTGAAGTCGGGGATGCTCGAGCCCCAGGCGCCATCATCGTTGGCCGCGACGCGCCGCGGCTTGGGGTGGATCGTGAGCTGGAGTGGCTGACGGCCGCTTGGGGGCGCCGCCGGCAGATCGACCGGAGGCAGGCCTGGCGCGCGGCTGCCGAGTGCGGAATCTGGGTCAACGGTCGCGAGGCCTGCCGCGTCGTTCATGGCGCTGGGACAATGCGGCCCGACGGCAGTTTCATCGGGTCACCCGGCTTGAGGCCTGCTTTGCGCGCCCACGCGGCCGCCTGGTCGTGGCTATCGAGTTTGGGCGCCACCGGCGGCGCAATCAGCCTGATGTCGCGCATCTCTGCATCGGTGAACATCGGATGTTTCGAATAGTGGTCATCGATCATCTGGGCAAAGCCGGCGTCGAGGTGGCCGCCCTTGTAGTTATTCGCCATCTGCGCAATGTTCTTCGCCTCAAGCGCGCTGCGCTTTGAAATCTCGGTCAGCAGGCGATTGGCGGCGATGCTATTGTCGGGGTTGTTGGCGGCCTTTTCCATCAGTTCTATTTGCGCCTGGAATATGCGCCCGCCGCCGCCGACGGCCGCGGTGTCGTCCTTGAGCTGTTCGACCTGATTGAGCACGGCCGCCGCCATGGTCTTGCGGAAGGCTTCCTGCGGCAGCGACCTACCGGGATCGATCCCAAGCGCCGCGAGCGCGCGCTTGTAGCCCAGGTTTACGCTTTCGCCGGTGCCGGAATAGAAGTCCGGATTCTTGTAGAGGCCCTCGGCGAGCTGGACGTGTTCAAGCTGGCGGTTCGCGGCTTGCGCGGATCCTTGGATCGCCGCGAGCTGCTTTCCATAGCGCGTGGTGTCGTCCTTGATCTGCTCTTGCGCGAGAGCGGCGCCGCTCGCGACGTTCTTCTGTTCGGGCGTCGCCTCGGCCGCCTTCTTCCACGCGTCATCGATGGCGTCGGCCTGCTTGTCGAGCACCAGCGCCCGGTCCTCCATAGCCTTCGATGGGATCCCGACGATGCCGGCGGTGTTGGCCTGGCGCCGCAGCGCGTCGGCGCGGATGCGGGCCGCCGCCGCGAAATCGCGGGAATCACCCTTGAAGCCGCGCGGTACGATGCCCGCCGCGGGATCGCTCCCCGCCGCCGGCGCCGGCCGCAAGCCGCCATAAGCGCCCTGCAGGCGGTCGTTAAGGGTCATGCCGCCTTGTGGCTGGCCCTGGGGCTGGCCCTGCGGGATCACCGCGCCGGGCGGGGCGGCGGCCGGCGGCCGGGGCGCGCCGCCGATGTTGCCCGAGCCGGACGTGGGAGCAGGAGAGATAGGAAGCCCGCCGGTAGCTCCGACGGGCGTACCCTGGTTGGTGTTGTTTTCGTCGCCGGCGAGGCCCGGCTGCGAGACCGGGTTGGGCTGCGGGGCGCCCGCCGCGGGCTGCGCGTTGGGGATGCTGCCGCGGAAATAGTTTCCGCCGATCTGGCGGAGACGCTGTTCCTGGGCGGCCGATAGCGGCGCGTCCAGGTCATTGACACCGATGGCCCTGGCAAGGTTGTTCATCACGGACGGCTGCACGTCGCGGCCGTTCGCCATGCCGGCCGTGAGGCTTCTGACGGTCTCTGCCCCGGTGCTATCGCTGCCCGTCGCGGAAAGCTGCGGTTGGCCCTGCTGCGGCTGGCGCGTGACGTTCGCAGGCCCCGCAGCGGCCGAACTCTGGGCGGCCGACGACGGCGCGCCGGAACCGCCATTATCCCACCACGGGCGGATGCCCCTGGCGGCTTCGTCGCGGGCCCGCTGGAGCTCCAAGTCGAAAAACGGCTGTCGCCGCAAAAAGTCCAGGTTCTGCTGTGCCGCTGGCGCGCCGCCCGACTGGACCATCGTTTTGACCAGCGGCCCGTAATTGCCGGATTTCATCGCGTCCGACAGCGCCGCCTGATTGTCTGGATCCTGGAACAGATCCCGCTGGCGCTGCTGGTAGCGGTTCTCCTGCCCCTTGTAGTATTCGCCCGGCAGGCTGGAGAGGCCCTGCATCAGCATCTGGGCATAGTTGCCCATCTGGTAGGAAGCGCCGGCGGGGGCGTTGCCTACCATGTAGTCGGATGCGCCGGCCATTTATCGACCGCCCAGGCTGGCGAGAAGCTGCTGCAAAAAATTCGTCTGGCCGCCGCCGGTGCCGCCGCCGAGAAACGGAGTCGAGAAGAGGTTGCCCGACGGCGTGTTTGGCGTGCCCGGCTGCCGCTGTTGCTGCTGCTGTTGCCTTGGCTTGCCGAGATTCGATAGGCCCTGCTGCAGCATCTGAGCGTAATTGCCGGCCCCTGCGATATTGGGGGGAGGAACGTCCATGTAGTCCATCACGCGGCCTCACGCAGTGCGCCCAGTTCGGCCGCCCAGTTGGTGGCCTTCCTGTAGTCGACTCCCTTGAGCTTCGACCCCGCGAAATCGTGGATGACGGCGGACGGACGCGCCTCTTCGACCTCTTGTGCAATCAACCCGATCTGGTGGCGGTCATCGCCCTTGTAGCGGTAGCGATAGACGTTCTGGCCGTCGAACAGTTCGCCCACCTTCTCGATGTCGTCCTTGGCGCGTTCGTCGGACAGGAAGCCCAGGCCCGCACCGAGCGCGCCCAGGCCCGCGCCCCACATATTTCCCGACGCCGTGAGGCCGGCGAGATCCGCATTGGCGTTGGCATTGCCGATGGAGGTCTGCGCGCCATAGGCCGCGTTGCCCTGGCCGGTGAGATTGGTGTTGAGCTGGTTGCCCAGATTCTGGTTGACGCCCGCGATGTTTGCCGCGCCGGTGTTGGCGGCCCCGAGGAACGGCTGGAGCTGGCTGGCGTAATTGTTGTAGTTCTGCGTGGCGAGGCCCGAGGAATAGTCCGCAATCGACTTCAGGAGATTGCCCGAGGCTCCCTGCCCCATCGCCTGCGCCTGGCGGTCGGTATTCTGGATGCCCTGGTTGAGCGCGAACTGATAGCCCGGGAGATTCTGCAGCGTCGTCTGAATGCCCTGCGATCCCTGGGGGCCGAAGCCAAGCAGGCTCGCAAGCTGGTTGACGCCCGCGGTGTTGGTCCCCTGCTGTGCGGTGAGCGGCGCGAGCGCGGCGCTATAGTTGGTGTTGAGCGCCTGGCGGCCCTGTCCGAACAGATCCGAGAGTTGGGAATAGCCCTGCTGGATGCCGGAGATCTGGTCTTGCGCGGCTTTCTGCTGATCGCCGGTGCCGAAGATGTCGAAGAAGCCCATGGCTCAGACCGTCCGGATGTAGACGTTGGTGGGATCTGCGACGCCGCAATAGAGCTGGCCTTTGGCGACGCCGGCAGCGGCGGCATTGGCGTTGGTCGGCACAGCAACAGCGATCAGCGGCACGGGGCTTGAGAAGCTGCCCGACACCATGCCAACAAGCCCCTTGACCGCAGCGGAGAGCTTCAGGAGCCACTGCCGGAACGTCAGCGAGGGCACGCCCGGCGCGTCCACGATCGGGATGGAGGGCGGCGGCAGCGGGTCGGGTTGGGCGGCCATCAGTATTCCTTGGGGTCATCGCTCTGGGTCGCGCGCACGAACGGCGCAGCGCAGTCGGTGTCGTCGAGCCGCCAGCGGCGTGCCTGCGGGCCGGACATGCCGGTGTTCTTGACCGACACGCGGTTGCGGAAGCCCTTGGCCTGGAGGCCGAGCGAGCGCACCAGGGGGTTGCCCCAGGTGACGCCGTTATCGTCGCTCCACGAAATTGCGACGGACGGATTGACCAGGTTGGGCGTCGCGCCGAGCGCGTTCCCGGCCCCATCACTGAAAAAGAAGTCCGCCCGCGCGACGCGCTGCCGGTTGGGGAAATTCGTCACCGGAGCGGACTCGAGCCGCCTCAACTGCGGCGCGCCGAGTTCGGTAATCACCGTATCGTCAATGAAGGCGAGCTTGCCCGATTGCGTGTCGCCCATCAGCCAGCGGCCGAACGCCTTGTGGCCGCCGACGCCGCGCCAGCGGCCCTGCTGACCGACTTGTGCGCCGGAGAGGATGAGGCTTTCCCGTTCGTTCCACGATCCGGACCCGAGGTTAAATTCCCAGGTCCAGGCGGGCGAACTGATCGACCAGAACTTCTTGCCGGCGAAGGCATAGCAGCCGGCGGCAAGCACGTTGCCCGCGGTGTTCTGCGCTTCGATCAGCCGGTCGAGATCGGGTGGCGACACCTTTGTCGGCGTCACGCTGCCATAGGGCAGCATGTAGACCCCGAAATCCTGGGCGACCCAGAGAAGCGTATCCACGCCGGTCTCAAAACCGGCGATGGCCGAGCCCTGCAGGAGGCCGTAGGGCAGCACGACAAGCCGGCTGTAGGGAAAGCCCGGGGCGGGTTGGGCGGTGTCCTGCCAGATTTCGAGGCCTGACGTGGTGAAGCCGAACAGGAGGCCGGCATAGGCGATGAACCGCTGGCCGACGGCATCGGCCTTCGATTGCAGGGTGGTGAAGGTGAGCGCATTGAAGGGCGTCAGTGCGTTGATAGGGCCGGCGAAGACGCGGCAGTCGGCAATGCCGAAGAAAAAGTAGCCATCCTGGAAACAGACGCTGTTGGGCTGCGGAAGGCTTCCCGCGCCGTTATAGGCCGCGGGGGCCTGGGGCGTGCCCGCTGCCTGCACCACGAACGCGCCGTTGCCCGGATCGACCACCACCACGTCAGCGCCCGCGCCGTTCTGGTTGCGGGCAATCGACACCATCGCCGTGCCGGGAAGATTTCCGAGCGATGTCACGACGCCCCCGGCATCGACCGTCGATACGTTGCCCCCCCAGACTTCAAAGGACAGGTTGTTGACGATCAGGCCGCCGCGGTAGCCGGTGTTGCCGGTATCGGCGGCGTGCTGGGAAAGGCCCGGGGAGCGGTGCCACGCCTGCGTTGCCGGGGCGTCAGGCCCCAGCGGTTCGGCGTGACAGTTGATAAGGCGGCCGGCGGACTCTTGCGGGGTCGATCCCGGGAAGGTAGACCGCGGGAATGAAATCGGCGCGGGCTTGAGGAGCGGCATGGACGCACCAATGGAAGACGTCAAGACCGCGCCGAGAGATGGAAGCGAATTCCTGGCGTGGTGTATTGAGCGCGGGCCGTTCGATCCCGCCCCACGGCGCTTCTTCGATATTGCAAAGTGGTCAGGCCGTACCGCCGATGACCGGTGCGGTTATTTCGCCTCACGAAGCGGGGCGCTCGTCACCCACTGGGCGCCGCTGCCACCGAGACCCTAGAAATATTCCACCCGTTGGCGCTCGTAGGTCGGCCGCCCGCGCGTGATGGCCTTCAAGGCCATGGCCGCAGCCCCGGAGCCTTTCGGCTGCCCCAGCCCCTGTTTGACGAGCTTGTCGTAGTCGTCCGGCGATGACCCGAACTTGGTCGCGCACTCGCCCGCCATGATGTCGGCAAGCGATGAAAACCACGCGCCCGGGATGTTGGAGGGATCCTGGACGTAGCAGATCTCCAGACCCGCCAGCATGCGGAACGTGGTGTCGATCATCTGAGTGACGTAGGCGGTGTCTTCGGGGTCTTGGGCCTGACCGACGGCGAGCACGCCGAGTCTTGCCAGCGTTTCCGTAATCAGATCGGTCTGACTTCGGAAAGCGCCGGACACGGCCATGGATTACGCCGCGACGCTCGCGTCGATCTCATCCGAATAGGAGATCTGCCCTTCGTGGGCTTCCGTCCATTCGGCCCCGGGCGGCGGCACTTTCCGGGTGTTGACCCGGCGGCGGCACCGTACCCCATCGACTTCGAAACCCGGATTGCCGCGGGCCATGTCGCCCATGAAGAGGGGCGTTTCCTTGAACTTCTTGAGCACCTCGCCGTTCGGCCCGGGGATTTCGGTCGGCAGAAGCTGCATGACCTGATGCGCCGGGTTTTTCGGATCGAGTTCGACGGGCACGTTGGCGTGGAACGTGATCCCGTTCCATTTGGTGACGTGCGGGTCGCCGACATCGAGCGGACGGTAGATGACGGACACGGTGGTCTTGTGCGCAGGCTTTGGGGCCTGCGGGGCGGTAGGCTTTGCCATGATGGTTGAGTCCTCGATTACGCTGAGGGTTATGGGATGACGGCGGCGCGCCAGTCGTTGGTGAAGGAAACTGCCGGCACGCGGCCGCCGCCCTTGGAAGTCTTGGCGGCAGTGACGGCGATGAAGATCGCGCTTTGCCCGGCAGGCACCGACAGGGCGGCATTTGCGCCACCGATAGTTTCGGCGCCCTGCGGCCAAACGAGGAGCGCATTTGCGGCGTCATCGTTGACGACGAATACGATGCCCTGCGCTTCCAGGCTATTGACACTCGGAAGGACTGCCGTCCCGGTCGCTATCACCTTGATGAACCGGCTGACCTGGCCGATGCATTTCGCGGCAGTGCCTTGGACCGTGGTCGATGAAACGAGCGCATCGACGACTGGGAAGCCGTTCAAACCGAGGTTAAGCAACAGCGCATCATTTGCGACGGACATGGCGGGACTCCAAAAAGAAAGCCCCAGCTTTTGACCGGGGCTTCAAGGCGGGGAGGAACTTCAGCAGGCGGGCGCGGTCGCGGTCATGGGCACGGGGGAGCAGCCGCCATCGTTCGGCGCGATGTATTCCACGATCATCACCACCTGACCTTGGGTGCCCTGCGATCCGGCAGCGCCCGTCGTGTAGAGCGCCCAAAGATCAAAGCCGCCATCTCCACCTGTCTGGGTTGCGCCATTGCCCGTGACGGCCTCGCCGGCGCCGGTGAATGCGGTATCGGTAACGGCGGTCGTTGGTTGGGCGGTGAAGACATTGAAAGCCGCCATGACGCCTGCGCCCGCGCCGGTCACGTTCAGCGACCAGGTTGCCGATGTGGTCGGATTGAATGTGGTGATGATCTGCTTGTGGATCGTGGTCAGGAACGCGTTGTAGGGAAGCGCCCCGACTTTCACAGCGCACGTTGTCGCCGCGGGCGCGATGACGCACGAATTGAAGTTGAGCGTGAACCGCAGATAGTGCGTCTGCTGCGTCGGGAATTGCCGCGGTGCGAACTGAGGCGGCACGACAAGCGCCGCCGCCGGAGCGAGTAGAAGCGCCAGCAGGCCAAGGCCAACGATGGCGCGCGCGAACAGAGAGCGCAGAGTGCGCATGGTGAGTCTCCAGATTGTGAGGGAGGGAAGGACTTTCCCCAGGCGTGGGGAAAGTCCGATCAGCGATCAGCTATCGTTGGCCGATGCGAAGTAGCCGGTGAACACACCCCACTCCTTGTAGTTATTCGTGGGGTTGAGCTTGGCGATTTTCTTCATGCCATAGGCCATCATGACGCCGACGCCCCGGAAGAACTGATAGTCGTCTTCCTTGAGGAAGGTGGGAGTCGGCATGCGGCCCCACAGCCAGGCCATCGCGCCCTGACCGCAGAAGAACACCGGAGCAATCTGGATCGCGCCAGAGCCCGCCGTGGTGTAGGTGGTCGGCAGGCGGATATCCATTTCCGGGATTTCCCGGAAAATCATTCCGTTGTAGATCAGGTCGCCGTCCTGGAAGAGCGGGTTCTTGTCGAGTCCATCGCCTTCGCGGGCGCGCGCCTGGGTGTTCGCGGTGATGATGGTGGTGTCGTTCTGCAGGTCACGGAAGCAGTTCGACCCGACGAACACCACGAAATACTCACGGCCGTTCTTGAGCTTGTAGGGCCGGATGCGCGGGTTGGCTTTCTTGGCGAGCCGCTTCATCTTGGTGGCGGCGGCCGCCGAGAACGTCATGGCGGAAGTGATGGCGGCTGCGGAGTTCGTCCAGTTGCCGCCGACAAGGTTGCCCTGCGCGCCGCCAAACAGCACGCGGTCGGCATTGTCGGTCAGCCACGTATTGCGCTGGCCGGCGGTGGATTGATCGAAGATGACGCCGTTGACGCGCTGGCCGTTGGTGGTGCCGAGGCCTGCGGGAGCGGTGGACGCGAGCGGCACCGCATAGAACGCGTCGATGATTTCGTCGCGCTGAAGTTCCTTGCCCCAGTCATCGAGAAGCGGGCGGGCCTGCCCGAACAGGTCGATGGAGGATTTCTGCTCTTCGGAGCGCGGGATACGGACGGCGTTTCGCGCCCAGTCGATCCACGCCCGGTCGCCGTAGTTGTCGATCGACTCTTCGTTGCCGACCAGGGTTCCGGTCGCGATCGGCTGATTCTTGAGCCGCGCGATGAGCGGAATGTTGATCTGCTCGCCGCCCTTCTTAAGGTCGTTGATGACCCGAATGATGGCGGTCAGTTCGGACCCGATGTAGGGCGAGAAGAGGTTCTGCCGGATGTATTCCCGGTAGACCTCCTTGCGGAACACGATGAGCTTGTTGTTGGCTGAAACAGTGGTGACGGCCATGGCCTGACCTTTCGGGGGTTGGAACGGCCGTCACGCGGGCAACAAAAAACCCGCCACGAAGGGCGGGTTGCATGCGCTCTTGTGGTGGGCCGTCGTCAGTCTTCGAAGGCTGAGTCGAAGATCTCTTGTTCGATGCTGCGGTTGGTGTAGGCGGCGTCGCGCGAGCGGCCGTTCATGCCGCCGCGGTGGGACGTGCCGCCGGCGGCGGAGTTGAGTGAGGGTGGAAGCCTTGTCTGCGTGTTGCCGGTGCGCGTCGCCTGCTCACGCGCGCCGGTGATGACGGCGCGGCGCACTTCAGGGTCCGCCAAGAGTTCCTCGCGCACCTTCTGGCGGAAGGCCGCCGGATCGTCGCCGATTTCCGACACCAGCGATTGCTGCTGATGCCAGCGCATTAGCGCGCGGCCCGGGTTGTTGGCGTTGACGATGGCCGAGACGAGTTGAGGGTTTTGCGACCGCTGGAGCGTCTGGAACGCCTCCACGAACTTGTCGCCGTGTTGCTCGCGCGCGTCGTCGAACGATCCGTTGATGCGGCGTTCGTTGAAATCCTGGGTAATCAGCGCACGCTGATGCCTCGCCCACCCTTCCGGGTCAGCGAACATGTCGGGCGGGGCGTTCGGGTCGGGATCGTCCTGACCGTCCTGGCGCTGCGGCCGGCGCTGGCGGGCCTCCGCGGCCTCCAGGCGGGCGCGCAGCTCGCGGGCTTCGGCCTGGGCGCGCTCGCGCTCGGCTTCAGCGACGCGGCGGCCTTCGGCTTCCTCCCGCAAGCGGGCGGATGGGACACCGCGGCCGTCCTGGCGATCGGCGGCCTGATCGTGGCGGGTCGCGGGCGGCGTTTCCTCGCCTTCGGCCTCGCCTTCCTCGCCGGTCTCTTCCTCTTCGGCCTCGCCGTCGACGTCGTCTTCGTCAAGGACGTCTTCGCCGTCCATCTCCTCCAGGCTGCGGTCACCGTCGTTGTCGTCGGGATCGCGGTTCAAGGCGTCGTCGAAGATCTCCTGTTCGGTCTCTCCGATGGCGTCCATCACGGCGGCGCGTTCGGCTTCCTCGTATAGCTGCTCATTGGTTTTGGGGATGGTCTCTCAATCTCGCTGAGGGATTTGGCGGGTGCCCGATGGGACGCGGATGCGTCCGCCGCCGGCGGCGCGGCCGTCGCTGATGTCGCTCAACGATGAGAGGCGGGATTGCCCGTGATGTCGCTCACGGACGGGCGGAATTCAGTTCGCGGGCAACTGATAGCCGCGCACGTCGATGTTGGTGTTGGTGTTGCCTGCAGACAGCGGCACCGTCACCGTAATGGCCGTGTTCGGCGCGCTCGCGGGCAGGCAGGGCGGATAGGAGTCCGACAGCGGCGTATTGAGGCCCGTCGGGCTGGCGGCGTACACGTACTGGTAGGAAAACGAGTTCGGCACCTGTCCGGTCGGACCCTGCGTCGCCGTGCCGATCAGCGGGCCGACCGTCACGGTGACGCCGCCGCCCGCGGTCGATCCGAGCCCGTTGACCTGGAAGCCGCAGATATAACCGATGCGCCCCGGTAGCGCGGGTATCGTGGCCGTGCCGGGGGCAGCGCCTGTGCTCCCGGAAAATACATTGGTGACGGGCGATGCACCGGCGGGATAACCATTGCCCGTTGAGGTGCCGGCCACCTGCCCGAACGCGAGCGACGCCCATAGGAGCGCCGCAGCGGCTATTACACTACGGGTCATAGTGTGGGTTTTCATGCGGCCCTCTTTGCGGGTTTCGGCTGCCGTGCAGCCTTGCGCCGCTGTTCGTGTTGCACCTGCATGGTGCGGCGTTGTTCTGCCAACTCTTCCATCTTGAACTGATGCGCCTGTTGATCCTGGAGCATCTGCAGGCGAATGCGCGCGATTTCCGCGGCGTTGCGCTCGCGTTCCATCTGCTGGTCGACCTGGGCCTGCTGCTGATCCTGCTGGGCGTTCGCCATTTCGGCTTGCGCCTGGACATGCGCCTTCTGGATTTCGGCTTGGCCCTTCTGGGCCGCCGCCTGCGCCTTGATCTGTTCGCCCTGCACTTTCGGGTCGGGCTTTTGCGCTGCCTCTTGCGCCGACTGCGCCATCGCCTGCTGCAGCGACTTCTTCACGCTCGACGGCATCGGCATCAGTTGCAGCTTGACCTGCCATGGCACCGTCGGGTCATCCTTGACCATCTCGTAGGCGTCCTGCAGGAGATTGGCGGCGTCGGGGCCTTCGTCCAGGATGATGTCGACGTCCAATGATCCGACCGCATTGGTGATGACCGGCTGGCCCCACTGGTTGAGGCCGAGCTGATTGACCTGCAGGAACTGCTTCACGCCGTCATTGTCGGTGACGCGGACGAACCGCTCGGCCTGCCAATGGCCTTGGATGGTGTTCCAGATCGCGCGATAGACCCGGATTTTCCAGGCGCGATAGTTGCGCAGGAAAGTCCCGATTTCGGCGATGCCGGCTTTCTGCAACAGGTTGATCGCGACGCCCGAATGCGCGTCCTGCGCCGAGTCGGATCCCGACAGAATGGCGGGTGAGATGTTGGCGAAAGAATCGATTTCGTAGCGGGCGTCCTGGAGCAAAGTCAGATGGGCTTGCAAATCGCTGTTTTTGTCCGCCGCCTCGGGTTTGTCGAAGCCCGGGTTGTATTCGACAACACCATCTGGACGCGCCGCCTCGCGCCTGGTTGTTTCGACATCATCCACCGCGCCCTTCTGAAGAGTGAGGCGCGTCACATTGGAGATGTGGAGAGCCTTCGAGCGGCGGGCGTTGATTTCGTCCTGTGGACCCTTCAAGTTCCGCGTGAAGCCGTATCGGTCGCCGTCATGGTCGACGGCGGCGGAGAACATCACGAACCGCGACATCGGCCGCTTGCGCTCATCGACAAAGGGCGAGATACCCTCGGCCAGCTTGATGAATGAGCAGTAGAACATCCAATGCCAGCGGCCCTTGGTCTTGTACCAGTGCTCCACGAGGCGGACCCGATGCTCATTGACGTAGACCCACTTGAACTCTCGATCAGCGTGCGTTGTCAGGTCGAACCCCGTTTCCACCATAAGGGACCGTATTTCGTCTTCCTTGTCCGGGAAGAGCTCGACGGCAGCCTCCACATCAAGCCATTTGGCGATGCCCATAAACCGCGCATCACTGAAGTCCGGCTTGAACGATCGGGGGTCGTAAAAAAAATCATCACCGAAGATGAAATCCATGCCAACGTCGGGGTCGCCGTGATCCCCGGGGATGAGCTTTAGCTCGACGCCTGCAATGCCCTCGATGCCTGCTTGCGTGGCGCAGTAGTTATCGAGGAAGTACCACTCGTTGCTATCCAGCACAGAGCGGATGGATTGCGTCGCGATCTCTGCGCCGTCGGCATTCTTGGGGTTTCTCGGATAGGCCTTGGGATCCTGGCGCAGCCTCAACACAAGGCCTGCAATCGAGTCGA